GAGCGCGCGCTCGTGGCCTACGCGATCGCGCCCGGCGCGGAGTGAGCGATGAGCATGCGGCCGGACATCTGGTGCCCGCGCCATTGGGCCATTGTCGAGGCCGAAGCGAAGACGGCGACGATCCTTCTCATGAGTCACATCGTCGAGAATCGCGTCTTCGTGGGCGAGTGCGGCGGCGACGTCGCGTCGTGCCCCGATAGCGTGATCGACCTCGTCGTGAAGAAGCTCTCGCCCTTGTGTTGCTTGCTCGACGAGCACGAGTTCAGGGGGCTCTTGCAGAACGACGGTCGTGACATCGTCGCGAAGCTTCTGCGGTCCGTCGCGAAGGGGGCACCATGAGGCAAGATCTACGAAGCGCAGCGGCGGAGATGGGCGCCGTCGTGTCGCTCGCGAAGTCGTACGTCATCGGCGAGCGCGAGAGCGGCGTGATGAAGGCGGCCGACGAGGCGACGCGGTCGAACCTTCTGACGGTCGAGGACTATCAAACCGTCTTCACGTCGGCCGGCGCGGTGGAGCCGATCTACGACCCCGAGATGCTCACGATGATCTTCGAGCACTCGAATTCACTGCGGCAGAACGTCGACTCGTACGCGACGAACATCGACGGTTTCGGGCACCGGTTCGATCCGTTTATCGACCTCGAAGGCATCGACGTCGACGAGCGCATCCGCACGGCGATGCTCGCCGATTCGCAGCGCTCTTCGCGCATGGCGCGGGTGCCGAGCGACGAAGAGGTCGCGGCGACGAAGGACGAGATCAAAGCCGTGATGCGCGCCGAGCGCGCGCGGCTCGAACACTTCTTCGAGTACGCGAGCGCCGACACGAGCTTCGTCACGCTGCGGCGCCGCACGAGGCAGGATCTCGAAGTGATCGGGAACGCCTATTGGGAGGTTCTGCGCAGCTCGGACGGCGAGGTCGCGCGCTTCGTCTACGTCACGGCGTTCACGATGCGCCTCATGCCCCTCGGGCGCGACGCGGTCACGTTCGTCGAGCGCATGCGCGCGAGCGACCTCTCGTTCGCGAACGTGCCGGTCACGCAGCGCGTGCGCAAGTACGTGCAGATCGTCGAGGGCAAGCTCGTCTTCTTCAAGGAGTTCGGCGACCCGCGCGTGATGTCGTCGCACACGGGCAACTACTTCGAAGACGATCAGGCGATGCAGATCGCCGAGCCGGGTGCGCGCGCGGCGACCGAGGTGATCCACTTCAAGATCCATTCGCCGCGCTCGCCCTACGGCGTGCCGCGGTGGATCGGTAATTTGCTCTCGGTCGTCGGCTCACGTCAGGCCGAAGAGGTGAACTTCACCTATTTCGAAAACAAGAGCGTGCCCCCGCTCGCCGTGCTCGTGACCGGCGGCCGCATGAGCGGCGACTCGGTCAAGCGCGTCGAGAGCTACATTCAAAACAACATCAAGGGGAAGCGCAATTTCCACAAGATCCTCGTCCTTGAGGCCGAGGCCCCGGGCGGCAACTCGACCGACAACGGCCGGATGAAGATCGACATCAAGCCCCTCACCGGCGCGCAGCATTCGGACGCGCTCTTTCAGAATTACGACGAGCGGAACATCGACAAGGTCGGCGGCTCGTTCCGCCTTCCGCGGCTCTTGCGCGGCGACATCCGCGACTTCAATCGAAGCACCGCGGACGCGGCGCTCACGTTCGCCGAGATGCAGGTCTTTCAGCCCGAGCGGCAAGAGTTCGACTTCATCATCAACCGCAAGATCATCGCGTCGATGGGCGTGAAATTCTGGAAGTTCGTGTCGCTCGCGCCCGTGATGCGCGACCCCGCCGCGATGAGCGAGATCATCCGCAACCTCTCGAACGCGAACGTCTTGACCCCCGAGGAGTGCCGGCAGCTCGCGGGCGACGTGTTCAACCGCGACTTCCGCCACATCCGCGCCCCGTGGGTCAAGCAGCCGGCGGCGCTCACGCTGGCGGGGATCCCCGTCGACGAGGGTGAGGTGGTGCCGGGCGACGAAGAGCCCGCCGATGCCCCGAAGCCCGAGCCGGCGGGCGTCACGGCGCGCGCGCCTCACCCCCCGAACCCGGCGCTCGAAGCGCGCGCGCTCGCGCGCAAGCGGGGCAAGGCGAAGGGGAGCGAGTACGAGGCGGCGGCCCTCAGCCTGATCGCGTTGCGCAACGCGCTCGAAAAGGCCGAGAGCGACGCCTTCATGCGCGAGCAGCTCGCCGATGCGCGCGGTCCGCAGTGACGCGTGCGTCGCGCGGCTTCGGCCCGGCGAGGTGAAGCGGATCCCGCGTCCGCTCGACCGCCCCCTCGTCGGCTACTACCTCGCTTGCCCGGTCTGCGGCCGGGTGCAGGCGGTGCCGGCGAGCGAGCGCGGGTTCGAGGAAGGGGGGGCGCTCTCGATGCGTCCTGCGGTCACCTGCGCGCGGCGCGAGTGCGCAAAGAGCTTCTCCATCGAGCGCGATGAGTTCATCGTGAGCGGGTGACCTCGATCCTCACGCTCGGGCGGCAAGCGGCCGAGAGCATCCTTGCCGACTACTTCCATGTCGAGGTGCGGAAGGCGCTGAACCCGCTGAACCCGCACGACTTCGCGACGCTCACGCGGCAGCTCGGCGCGCTCCTCGCGGGGCACGTGGAGCCGGCGGAAACGAAGGCGGTGCAGAAGGCCGTCGACGCGCTCGATATCGATTGGAAGGGCATACCGAAGGAGGCTCGATGGAAGCTCATCGACCACGTTCGCGCGACGTACCTCGATCCGATCGTCGAGAAGGTGATGCCGAAGATCGATCAGACCGTGTCGTTCTACGCGAAGGACATCGTGCAGAGCAGCAAGGCGAAGACGATCGAGAAGTTCGATCTCAAGGTCGACTCGACGCTCAACGGCTTCGATCGTCGCGTGCTCACCTACGCCGAGAAGTCGCAAGGGCACTTCATCCGCAACCGCTTCGGCGAGCGTGCCGATCGCTTCGCGCTTCGTGCGCGATCCATCGTGTCGAGCGGGCTCGAACAGGGGCTCGGCAGTAGCGAGATCGCCGAGAAGCTGCACACGGACCTCGCGCCCGCGGGGCGGGGGCGCGGCTATTGGGACATGATCGCGATGGTCTTCGCGAACCGCGCGCGCACGATGGCGCAGCTCGGATCGTTCCACGAGGCGGGGATCGTCGCCTACCAGTGGGAAAGCGTGATGGACGAGGTGACGAGCGTGCAGTGCAGGTTCCTGCACGGCCGTCACTTCCCGGTGCGCACGGCGATGGAGCACTTCGATCAGGTCGAGGCGCTCGACAACCCCGAGGACATCAAGACGACGACGCCGTTCGTCAACTTCGGAATGGTCGACGGCAAGCCGTCGCTCTACGTGGGCGGCCGAGGGAGCGACGAGCGCACCGTCGTCGCGCACGTCACGCGCAACGCGGTCGGGACGAAGGACGATGCGGGCGGGTTCGCGAACGCGAAGGGCAACGACGCGCTCCTCGCGCTCGGCATCTCCGCGCCCCCCATCCACGGGCGGTGCCGGTCGACGATCGTTCCCGAGATGGGCTCGCTTGAACACCCGCAGCCGCGGGGCGGCGCGCCCGTTCCCCCCGAGCCCATGCCCGAGGCGGTGACCCCACCGAAGAAGCCGACCCCCCGCGAGGCGGCGCTCGCGCGGCTCGCCGCTCTGCCCGACGACGGCGCCGGCTACATTGAAGACACGAACGGGCTCTTGCGCCTCGATCGGCACGACGACCCCGACAAGGCGTTCCTCTCACGGCACGACAACGAAGAGATCGACACGGCGTTCGCGCTCCGCGGCGAGAAGCAGAAGGTCAAGGTTGCCGACCTCACGTCGGCCGTGAACGCGTTCGACCGTGATGTCGTGGCCGACCTCATCTCGAACCCGAAGAAGCTCGCGGCGGCGACGATCCGAATCGCGACCGAGGGCGACGCGAAGTTCATCGTCGAAGGGCACGAGGCGGTGCTCGCGCATCGGCTTCTCAACAAGCGCGAGATCAACGCGCTCGTCGCGTCGATCAAGGCGCCCGCGATACCGATCCCGGACAAGCCGCTCAAGCCCGCCGAGTTCGTGCCGCCCCCGCCGATGCCGCGCCTCCATCGGAAGTTCGACCCGATGACGTTGCAGCTTCCTGACGAGGGCAAGAAGGCAAAGGAGGTTGCCGAAGGGCTCGCGGCCGACCGCAAGATCTTCGAAGGCAAGTCGCTCGACGACAAGGACCGTCTCGACATCGCGAGTCGGAAGAAGTGGAAAAAGGTTCGCGCGAAGCGCGGCGATGACGAGATGGTCGTTGTCCCGCTCAACGTCGGCCCTCCGCCTCCGATCGACACCTACTCGGCGGCTGCGCGCGCGGGGGTCCTAGACAACAAGACGGCGCGCGCGCTCCCCAAGACGCGCGCGCTCTTGAGCGACTTCGTCGGCGCCGAAGGCGCGGACAAGATTTACAAGAACGCTGTGATCGAGCACGTGCATGCGCTCTTGAAGCACGACGGACACTTTCCCGATCGCGACGATGACAACCCCTATCGCGACGAGGCGCCGGTGCTCGTGCGGATCGGCGACAAGCTCTACCCGTGGATGAATGGCGCGAACGCGCAGGTTGCGGCCGCGAAGTCGCTCGGGATGAAGACGATTGATGCTCGGATCGTCGACGCGAACCCGCACATGCTGGCGCAAGCGCAGGCAGCGCAGGCAGCGAGTAACGCGATCATGGCGAAGCAGGCAGAGCGCGATCGGCTGCACGCGGCCGAGGTCGAGCGCGTGCGCAAGGAGGTCGAGGCGAGGCAGGCGCGAGAGGCCGTCGGCTCGCCCGAGGTGGTCGCCGTTCGCGCGAAGCATCAACCGGCCGACTATGCCGCGAAGCACGAAGCGGTCTATCGCGAAGCGGCTGCGAGCATCGGGTGGGGCGAGGCGATGCAGGCGCGCGGCTTCGAGCTGCCGATCGCGCACCTGAAAACTCTCGCGCGACCATTCGAAAAGATCGACGGTCACCCCCTGCAATTCATGGGCGACTCCGTGGAGGCGGCGGAGAACGCGGGGCACTCGACGCTCGGCGACTACGCAAAGAGCTTGGCCGCGAAGCTCGAAGGGCGGCCCGCCGATCATTCAATTCACCGCGCCGATCTGAACGCGACGAACGCGCTCGCGGCGATTCTTGGTCACGTCGACGCGATGCAGGGGGGCAGTGCGCACGAAACGTTTGCGCTCGGCACCATCGCGCCCGAAGTGGGCGATCAGAAGTGGATTCGCGACCGGTTCAATTGGATGGCGCAGCTCACTTCAAAGTCGGTCGCTGTGCCGGATCAAGTGCATATCGGGATGGCGATCGATCGACGTGCCGACTGCAATCCTTACGAGATGACGCGTTGGAAGGGTCGCACGGCGCTGATCCGAATCGAGCCAGACGAGAGCACGGGCACCATCTTCCATGAGATGGGGCACGCCATCGACGGCGCCGATCGCGGTCGCGGCGTGCGCGCGTCGGCATTCCTCGACGCTCGCACGGCGGGCACGAAATTGAAGTCGCTTCGGGACATCACCGGGTGGGGCCGCGCCGACGAGATGACCCGCGAGGACGAGTTCGCGCACCCGTACATCGGCAAGGACTATGGACGTGAGAAGGGCAACGTCAACGAGTGGGCCGACGACTACTACGGGCCGAAGGCGCCCGTCGATCGCGGCGGTACGGTCACGGCGGGCGTGCATCTCGCGAGCGAGGTGACGTCGATGGCCGTGCAGTGGCTCGGCGATCACAACAACAAGTGGAAAACGGCGATGCTTCGCGATCCGCTTCATTTCCTCTTCGGGCTCGGTCAACTCGGCGGTTACTAGCGCGCGCACTAGAGCGGAGCTATAGTAGAAGATGGCAACTTGGACGTTTCAGGACGGATCGAAGCTCGCGACAGGTGGCGTCGTGACCGGCGACGGCGTGGCGGCGGATCACATGGGCGTGCTTCTGCACTACCCCGTCGTCGAGGTGCGGGTCGTCCCGATCCCGGGCCCGACCGTGCAGCTCGATCGCAAGTCGAACTTCTTGCTCGACTACTTCGCGAACGAAGTTGCCCTCGCGGTGAAGCAGACCGTCACGACCGACTACGACTTGCGCCTCGACGACGCGCCCCCCCGCGTTCGCAAGCTCATCGAGGAAGCGCGCCGCTCGGTCGATCATGGCGAGGCGCCGATCGGCACCGTCTTCTGATCTTCATTGAACGACGCCGCAATTGAGATAGCTTCGGCGGCACGGTCCCCCCGGGACAAAGGCGCGATGGGACGTATGCCCATTCGCGCCTTTGGCTTTTTCAGGGCATGCGACGTAGTCTCATCGGCTATGGACTTCGCTGCACCGCCCTCGTTTACGAGGCTCCTCGGGACTCGCGAGAATCTCGCGAAGGCAGTGCGCGCGTTCGAGCGCGTGATCGCTGCGAGCTTCGACCGCGACTCCATGCACAAGATCACGCGCGACGAGGTGAAGCGACGCTTCGATCTCTGCGTGAAGATCTTCACGATCCTCGTCGGTGATTGCAAATGGGGTGTCGAGCGCGCGCTCGGTCGCCTCGGCGAGTACCTGCGAATGGAGCTATCGGGCACCGCGTGGGAGCCCGACAAGCGGACCTTTTGGATGCCGACGGACGGAGGAGAATGACCATGGACCGAATCGAAGCCTTGAAGAAGATCCACGCGACGCTCGGCTCGATCGTCGGCGGCGACGAAGGCGTCGACATGACGTTCGACAAGTTCATCGCGTACACGCAGGCGCAGATCGACAAGGCGATCACCGAGCCCGTCACCAAGAGCGCGCCCCGCCTGCGCGCGCTGCGCGCGTGCATCGAGAAGGCGGTCTCGGACATCGGCGTCATGTCGGCGACAAACACGACGAGCGAGTCGATCCGGGTGACCGTCTACACCGAGGAGGTCACGAACCCCGATCCCACGCTCGAAGAGCGCTCGCCCGCGAGCATCCCGGCGAACTCGGGCCCGTCGTTCACCTCGTTCGCCAAGAGCGCGGCCGAGGCGGCGGCGGCGGTGAAGAAGGCGCTCGACGCGGCGCCCGCGGTCGAGGCGGGCAAGCCGGCCGAGACCCCCGCCGAGAAGCCGGCCGACAAGGTCGAGAAGAAGGGCGCGGCGCTCGCGCGCAACGACGGCGTCGACGACGAGGGATGGCCCGAGGATCTCAACGATCCGAAATATCGCGAGACGCGCAAGAGCGCGAGCGCGCCCGTGTTCGGCTACGACAACGATCCCGTCGTCTGACGCGGCGCCATGAGCGAGATTCGCAAGCTCGTCGCGGCGGGCGTGTTCGGCTACGCGGCGGGCAAGTCGCTCATCGCGCAGCCGCTCGCGGCGCTCTTCCCGACGCACGACACCTACGTCGAGCCGTTCTGCGGCTCGGCGGCGCTCTTCTTCACGAAGTCGCCATCACGTGTCGAGGTGCTTGCGGACATCAATGCCGACGTCGTCGGCGCGTTCAAGGCGATGCAGTCGCTCTCGCCCGCGGAACTCGAAGAGCTGCAGAAGCGCGATTGGCTCGGCTCACGCGTGACGTTCGAGAAGCTGCGCGATAGCGCGCCGAGCACCCGCGTTGATCAGCTCCATCGGTTCCTCTACGTGAACCGCTTCTCGTTCGGCAAGAACCGGAAGACGTTCTCGCCCGCGCTCGAAGGCTCGACCTCGGGCGTTCACAAGCGCGTCGCGCTCCTCGCGCCTCGCCTCAAGAAGGCGATCATCCGCACGGCCGACTACGCGAGCGTGATGAAGGAGTTCGACGGCAAGGACACCTTCTTCTTCCTCGATCCCCCGTACCCGGGCAGCAACTCGGCGAGCGGTGTCGGCGAGAAGACCTTCGACGAGACGAAGTTTCGCAAGGTGCTCGACGGCGTGCGCGGGCGGTTCCTTCTCACGTACGGCGTGCACGGGAACCTCGACACGTCGGGCTTCAATGTGAAGAGGATGCGGCAAGCGCGGCAAGTGGGGCGCATGAATGGCCCCGAGCGCCGGACGAGCGACATCCTCACGCACCTCGTCGTCACGAACTTCGACCTCACGGCGAAGTCGATCGACGGGCTCGAATTCGACGACGTGATCGGCACGGTCGAGACGAGCGACGAGGGCTCTCGGTTCATGGTGTCGAGTCGCGCATCGATCAGCGTCGGGGGTCTACCGCGCGCGCGCGCCTACAAACACGAGGACATCTTGCACGAGTATCCGAGCGACGCGGGCCCGATCCCCGCCGAGATGCAGCTTCGCTTTCGCGATGGCAGCGTCGAGGCCGACCTCGTGTTCAAGGTCAACGACGAGACCGTCGGCTGGACCATGGCCGTGCAGCGCGCGGCGCCGGTGGGCGAGCCCGTCGAGGTCGCGAAGAGCTTCTCGGCGGAGGGCTCACGCTTCTTCGAGGCGCTCACCGCGGGCGTGCGCGCGCGCGAGGTCACCGACGAGATCGCAACGGCGGTCTACTCGGTCGACAAATTCGAGATCGAAATGGGGCTACAGACCGAAGACGCGCACGAGTATTTCCTCTCGAAGGGGCGCGAGCTTTGGGGCGTGCTCAAGGTCGAGCGCGGTGCCGAGGCCGACGCGAGCGATGACGTCGCGCGCGACCATTCGAAGACCGTCTTCGATCTTCACCCGTGGCTCGTGACCCTCATGCCCGAGTGGCCGATGCCGCAAGTCGCGAAGTCGGTCGACGCGCCCATGCCCCCCGACGGGATCTCGGCGCTGCCGCAGTCGCTCGAACGCGTCGTGCCCCCCGAGCTGCGCTATTGGGAGCACCGCGGGGCCGACGCGAAGCGCGTGCGCGATGCGCTCGTCGTCTTGAAGCTCTTCACGCCGGGCAGCGTCGTTGCGGTCGACGGCGAGGCGCGGCTCGTGGCGCTGCAGCCGGCCCTGTACGAGCCCCGAGAGGTCGAGGCGCCCGCGGGTGTCGAGTGGCCGCTCGCGCGCGTGGCGGGGCTGCTACCGGCCGGCGCGCAGGTCGTCGAGCACTTCACGCCGGACGAGGGGGCGATCGCGAAGTGCGAGGCGATCGTCTACTGCGACGCGGGGGAGGGGGCCGGGCTCGAAGTCGTCGCGAAGGCGCTCGCCGCGCGGACCGGCGACTACATCGTCACCGCCCTCGACTCGGCGCGCGCGCGCGAGCAGCTCGGGCAGCTCGGGCGCGTGTTCAAGTTTCGACCCGGCCGAGGGGTGGGGGCCGACGCGCTCGACCGGATCTTCGCGGCGTCGTTCGGCGTGCGGTCGAGCGAGGTCGAGTGGATCGGGAAGGCCGACCTCACGACGGGCGACCTCGTCGGCGGCGGGCTCCTCATGCCGGCGATGTCGGGCGGGCGCGCGCCGTCGGCGGCCGAGCACCGGCGGCGGCGTCGTCGGCAGAAGGCGGACGTGATCGTCGACGACCTCTTCGAGGGCACGCGCGAGATCAAGCTCGCGAAGGCGGCCGACACCGAGGAGCGCTTCGTGCTCGGCATCGTGCTCGAACCCGACACGGTCGATGCGCAAAACGACGTCTACTCGGCCGAGGAGGTGCGCAGCGCGGCGCACAAGTTCATGGAGCGATTTCAGAACATCGGCCACATGCACAAGGATCTCATCAACTCGAAAGCGAAGATCCTCGAAAGCTACCTCGCGCCGATCGACTTCACTGTCGGCGATCAGAAGGTGAAAAAAGGCACGTGGGTCATGGCGACGCGCGTGAGCGACGACAAGCTATGGAAGACCGTGAAGGCCGGCGACCTCACGGGCTACTCGATCGGTGGCAGTGCGAAGCGCGTGAAAGAGCCCTCACCGTAATTCGCTAAACGCTCGCGAGGTTGACAGCGGCGATCGCGCTCTGTCAGACTTCAATCGAACGGCGGCCCAATTCTTGGGCGTGTCGCGGGTGGTTGAGGAACTCAAGCCCGGTTGATGCGATTGCGCATCGGCCGGGCTTTTTGGCGTTTTGGGGATTCGACCATGGCAACCGGCGACGTCCATCGCTTGAACGACATCGAGGTCGAAGAGGTCTCTCTCGTCGATCGCGCAGCGAACAAACGCAAATTCTTGCTGGTGAAGCGCGAGGAGGGAACGATGACCGAGCAGCTCGTGGCCGATGGTCGCGGCGGGTTCACCCGCGTCGTCAAGAAGGACGAGAAGGACGGCGGGGCGGAGGACGAGGCGACGGCGAAGGCGAAGGCGCCCCCGTTCCCCCCGAAGAAGCCCGACGCGCCGGGGGCGAAGAAGCCCGACGACAAGGACGAAGAGGACGACGACAAGAAGAAGCCCTTCCCCGGCGCGAAGAAGCCCTTCGGCAAGGCCGAAGACGAGAAGGACGACGAGAAGGACGACGACAAGAAAAAGCCGTGGGAGAAGGCGAAGAAGGCCGACGCCGCGGGGCTCGCTGCCGTCTCGGATCTGCGCGACCTCTGCGAAGAGATGCTCGACGCGCTCGACTCCATGGCGGGCGACGAAGAGGTCGAGGCGAGCGACAAGAAGAAGAAGGCCGAGAAGGTCGTCGAGA